AAAGGAGACTTCCATGAATTTGATAAGTTCAGTGATGAAATGGTTGAATACTGGTATGGAGACATCGAGGTTACTCATGCTCTTTATGAACATTTCTCTTCTGTTATTTGGGATAATGATTGGTCACTTTCTCTGAGGACTGAACACAACGTACAGATCGAACTGGTACGCACACAGTACTATGGTTTCTTCTTTGACAAGAACAAAGCACAGTTCCTTCTCAACTCTGTTCAACAAAAGATGAAGTACCTTGAAGAACAATTCCAAGTAGACTTCCCGCCTAAGTTAACTGAGGTCAATCGTATTAAGTATCGTCTTAAGAAAGATGGAAGTGAGATGGCTACAGTTACTAAGGCCAAGGAAAGATACGCCATGACTACACAAGAAGGTGAAGACCTAGTGTGTCATGACTGGATTGAGTTTAACCCTGGCTCCTCTAAGGATCGTATTGATGCTCTCTGGTCTGCAGGTTGGAACCCTGTGGACAGAACTAAGACAGCCATTACCTTCTCACGTAAGAAAGTTGGTGACCCCTACGGCAAGTCAGTAGATGTTATGGATCAAGAATTTTATGATCAGAAGAAAGAGCAGCTAGACAGGTATGGTTTTACTGTATCAGAGGACAACCTTGGTACACTCCCTGAGACAGCCCCTGAGGGGGCAAAGGCTCTCGCCCAGTGGCTCACCCTAGAAGGTAGACGTTCCTCACTGGTGGAGTGGATAGGGCAGTGCAGAGATGACTCTCGTATTCATGGTAGGATACAGAGCATTGGTGCATGGACTGGACGCTGCGCACACAAAGACCCCAACACTGCTAACATCTCTTCTCCTTTTCATGGAGATGCAAAGACAGCAGTAGAAGAAGTAAAGAATCAGTATGACCTACACCTACGTGCTTGTTGGACTGTACCCTCAGGCTCTTGGCTAGTAGGTACAGACGCAGATGGGATTCAGTTACGTGTACTTGCTGATTATCTATGGCGTATGTTTGGTGAAGATCAGTATGCCAAAGCAATTATGGAAGGTAAGAAAGAAAACGAGACAGACATCCACAACGTGAACAAGAATGCTCTTGCTGTCCCTCATGGTACACGAGATATGGCAAAGACTTTCATCTACGCATGGCTGCTAGGTGCAGGTGTGGCTAAGACTGCCCAGATATTAAAGGTCAACAAGAAAGAAGCACAGGATGCACGTACTCGTTTCGAGATGAGTATTGGTGGTTTATACGATCTTAAGAACAGATACATCAAACAGGTTGGAGATAATGGTTGGTTCAAAGGATACGATGGACGTAAGGTCAATGTGCCTAGCACACACAAGGCACTCGCAGGTATACTACAGAATGGAGAGGCTTGCCTCATGAAGCACACCCTCCTACGTTGGCATGACGTAGCACGTAAGGAAGGGATTAACTTCAAGATGGTTGGGTTCATTCATGACGAATATCAAGTGGAGGTTACAGGAACGGAAGAAGAAGCTAAACGTCTTGGTCAGATACAAGCAGACTGTATGCTTGAGACTGGCAAAGAACTAGGATTCAAAATACCTACACCAGGATCGTATGACGTAGGAAAAAATTGGGCAGAGACCCATTGACATCCTGTTCAAGTAGAATTACATAACAGTTATCAAATCAAAGGAGGGCATTATGCCAGCTACACAAATCGACATCAAAGGCAAACTAGATTGGGCAAAAGTATTTGAGTCTAATCGTGATCGTGCTGAGTGGAATAAAGAAACTGATGGTGAGTACAAGGTTACTGTCACCACAGATAAAGAAACTGCAGACGCTTTAAAGAAAGCGGGATGCATGAAGAAGATTGAGGAAGTTACTGATGGCTACAAAGTCACAGTGTCTCGTCCTCATACAGGCGCACAGGACTGGATGGGTGGCGCACCTATCGTAGCTGACGTGACTGGTAAGGCTTGGAACCTACAGGAGAAGGGTCTTATTGGTAATGGCAGTGAAGGTATCGTGAAGGTAGAAGTTTATCCTACACGTACTGGACGTACAGGTACACGCTTACTAGGTGTCCAGATCCTTGAGCATGTGGTCTATGAATCAGAAGGTGGCCCCTCCCAACCACGTACAATGTTCACAGACCACTCCAGTTCTGGTGGTTCATCGTCTTCCACCTCCTCCCAGGAACCCCAGGACTCTATCCCCTTCTAGGTTTCCCTGTTTCCTTTCCCTAGAAGAAAGCCCTCACCCTTAACTGGGTGGGGGTACAAACAAAAAAGGATAAAGATATGCCAAGCATAGATACACTCATTAAAGATATGGAAGACACAATACTTGGTCTCAAAGGTTGGGATCATTTGATTAGCCTGAAGATGGGTGATCGTATTGGCAAAGCAGCTACCTCAAGATTCAGAGCACCACAGAAACCAAGAGGGTATCTGTCGTTCTCTTCTATTGGTAGTCCATGCAAAAGAAAACTATGGTATAAGATTAACGAGACTGCGACAGCAAAGCCTCTTGCTCCATCGGATTTGCTGAAGTTCTTTTATGGTGACATGATAGAAGAGTTGGTCCTCTCTATTGTTGAGGCTTCTGGTCACACAGTAACAGGGCAGCAGGATCGTATGCGTATCAATGATCTGGCAGGACACAGAGATGCAGTCATTGATGGTATGACAGTTGATGTTAAGTCAGCGTCACCTTACTCGTTCAAGAAGTTTGCTGAAGGTAACCTTAGAGAGGAAGATCCTTTTGGTTACATCAGTCAGCTTAGTTCTTATGTGTATGCAGCAAAAGACGATCCACTGGTGACCAACAAAACACATGGGGCTTTCCTTGTTGTTGATAAAGTTAATGGTTCACTTTGTCTTGATGTTTATGACTTCACTCCTGAGCTAGAACAAAAGGAGAAAGAGGTAGAGCAAGTCAAAGAGATGGTGGCAGGTGAGATACCTGACAGAGGCTTTGAACCTGTACCACAGTCAAAGACTAGCCCCAACACAAAGCTACATCCTTCTTGTGGATTCTGTGAGTTCAACAAGAAGTGTTGGCCTGAGGCCAGACGATTTGTTTATGGTAATGGTGACGTACTCCTGGTAGATGTGGTAAAGAAACCAAACGTACCAGAGGATCTTACATACAATGAGCAGGAAGTATAGAGCAGCAGCACTTAAAGCAGGGTATCGTTCAGGCTTCGAGGATGATGTAGCAAAAGAGCTACGATCCAAAGGTATTGAGTTCACCTACGAAAAAGAAAAGATTAAGTGGGTTGACTTAAAAGTAAGAACGTATACACCTGACTTCGTTTTATCTAATGGTATCATAGTAGAAACCAAGGGACGATTTGTCTCAACAGATAGACGCAAACACCGTGAAATTCAGAAACAGTTTCCTGATCTAGATATTCGTTTTGTATTTCAAAACAGTAGAGCAAAACTATATAAGGGTGCTAAGTCATCTTATGGTGACTGGTGTAAGAAGTACGGATTTAAGTACGCAGATAAATCAATCCCTGACGATTGGTTGAAAGAATAATTGTTGACGATATTATATTTATTTATATAACTTGGAGGTTCCTGTGTTGTTCGAGGTAACGATACTTGTAGATTTAGATCCTGATGCAAACTTTATTGCTTCAGATAGTTTGGAAAAGAGTCTTGAAGATATTATTCAGGACACTATATACGACTTAGACGATTTAGAAATTGTTGAGATAGAGGTGAAACAGAAATGATAAGTGGTGATGACCTAGATAAGTTTGGTTACTTTGATAACTTTGATAGTGATGAAGTAGACTGGACAGATCTTTATTCTAGATGGGTAGAGAAAAAGATTATGACTGAAGGTCAGGCAAGACTAGTGGAGAATACACTTGGCCTTGTGGGAGAAGCAGGAGAGGTTGCGGAAAAGATTAAGAAACTTATTCGTGATAGCTCTCAATTCCAGAATGAAGAGATTATGAAAGAGTTAGGTGACGTAGTATTCTACGCCACTGCCCTTGCAAATATTTATGGTAAGGGACTACAGGAGGTGCTTGAGTTAAACATTATCAAGCTAGATGACAGACAGAAACGTGGAAAATTAAAAGGATCAGGAGACAACAGATGAGCATCCCAAACACAGAACCAGAGTACGGCCCAACACTATCAATCTCAGAAGAAATCCATGCTATGAAGTATCGCAGCAAGGGTGAAACATTTCGTGAGGCAATGACTCGTGTTGCTGAAGCACTGAAGGATAATGAATCACACTTCAATAACTTTCGTAACATCCTATATAACCAACGCTTCCTACCTGCAGGACGTGTACAGTCTGCTATGGGTGCACCAAGACGTGTGACACCTTACAACTGCTTTGTGTCTATGACTATTGAGGATAGCATGGATGGCATTATGGAAGCAGCAAGACGTGCAGCAGAGACCATGCGCCTGGGTGGTGGTATTGGTTATGACTTCAGTACACTGCGTCCTCGTGGCACCTTGATTAAATCATTGGACAGTAAATCATCTGGCCCTCTATCTTTTATGGGTATCTTTGATGCTGTCTGTCGTACCATTGCATCAGCAGGTCACAGACGTGGAGCACAGATGGGTGTCCTACGTGTTGATCATCCTGACATTGAAGAGTTCATCACAGCAAAGAATAACAGTGACACACTGACACAGTTCAACATCTCTGTAGGTGTGACTGATGAGTTTATGAAAGCTGTGAAAGAGGACTTAGACTTTGATCTAAAGTTTGATGGACGTGTCTATAAAACAGTAAGTGCTACTGCACTATGGGATCAGATCCTACGTTCTACATGGGACTGGGCAGAACCTGGTATCCTCTTCATTGATCGTATCAATAAGAAGAACAACCTATGGTACGCAGAAAAGATTGCAGCCACCAACCCATGTGGTGAGCAACCGCTTCCACCGAATGGTGCATGTCTACTTGGTTCATTTAACCTGACTAAGTACGTAGTAGATCACGAAGGTAAGTACGTCTTCAACATGAACCAACTACGTAATGACATCCCACATGTCGTAAGAGCTATGGATAATGTCGTAGATAGAGCAACGTATCCACTTGAAGAACAGGAGTTAGAAGCCAAGAGTAAAAGACGTATGGGCCTTGGTGTTACTGGTGTAGCAAATGCTATCGAAGCACTAGGGTTTGAGTATGGCAGCGATAGATTCTTGCAGACCCTCGAAGAAATCATGGGGGTGATTAGGAATGTTGCGTATCGTACATCTGTTGAGTTGGCTATTGAGAAGGGTGCTTTCCCTCTCTTTACTCAGGCTTATCTGGAGAGTGACTTTGCTAAGTCTCTTCCTGATGATATCCGCAATCTCATTAGCGATTATGGTATTCGTAACAGTCATCTGCTTTCTGTTGCTCCAACAGGAACTATCAGTCTGTCAGCCGACAACGTATCCTCTGGAATCGAACCTGTATTCTCACATTACTACGACAGAACTATCCAAACCTTCGATGGACC